ATTGGCGAGAACCATCTCGTCAAAAATATAGTCGATAAATTGGCGGGATTGTTCTGGATTTAGAACACCACCTGCGTCACCTGAGTTACCTTCGGCAGTCATATTGCCTGGGGATTCCAATGGAGATAGAACTGTACCGCTAGCTGCAGCCTTTTCTAAAATATTGTCGCTCATATTATTTTTTCACCCACTTTTCCTTTTAAATTATTTCTGCGGTGCCGAGGAAGCGTCCGCCCCAAGTTGATTGGGTTTTAGTGATTGTCTTATCTGATGATTCACCAAGTTCACCAGACTTCTTTACTGCAGTATCTGCCTCTACAGACTCTACTCTTCCTGAGAGAGTTGAGAGTACTTCTGAGATTCCTGCAAGAGCTTTATTAACCTCTGCGTATCCGCTTTCAACTTCTGCAATCTTGTCACCAAGAGCCTTTGTTACTTCTGCCACTGTTCCAGCTACTGCTGTTACAGACTCAACATTTGTTACTGTGCTCTTTGCAACGATTTCCTCTACAAAAGTCTTAACTTCGTTAAGGGCTTTCTCCAAGTCAGATGCCTCACCATTTTCGGTGGAAGCGTCTGCCTCTGCTACATCTTCTGATGCAGCTTCTTCGACTGTTTCGATAGCTTCTTCTTCAGTTGTTTCTTCTACTACATCGGACTTTTCAACTGCTTCTACAGATTCTTCTGCTTCAACTGCTTCAACTTCTTCAATAACTTCATCAACAACTACTTCTTCTACTACATCTGTAGTAGTTTCAATGTTTTCAGCCACTTCAACACCTCCTTCGTTGTTTTGGTTGGCAACTGACTGAGTATCAGTCTCAATTGCCTTATTTACTACCTCATTGGATAGTAAAACTTTTGTTGGAATACCGAAAACTTTCTTCACCTTTGTGCTCCATGCTCTCAAGGTATTCATTCTATGTCCCACTCTAATATCTGTTGGTTTCCAAGAACCGTTAGACTCCTGATAAACTGTAATTGCTACAGCAGGATTTTCAGGAGTAGCGGTGATTGTTACGCTTGAATTAGGCACAACAACTTTACCACTAGTTACTATTCTTGTAATTTTACCACGAGCTGTTCCTCCAGATGAACCCCATTGTACAAAATCGCCAACATTAAATTTTCTTTTATTTAGGTCATCCTCATCAGCGTCAGTTTGAATGTCTGACATCTCTTCATTTTGCTCTGGATACTTGTTTGGAGTATCTTCATTTGTTACAACATTTGCTGCTTTTACCATTGCAAAAACTGCCTTAGCTGTTGAAGAATCATCTACCTCGTCAACCCAGCCAATGGTGTTTAAATCGCAATTGCAATTTGCACACTTGTGAGTTTCTTCGGATCCAGTATAGGCTAGATTATCTGCCTCACACCAAAATACATTTTGGATATTTGACTTATTAAAAATTCCATCAGCAACATTGCCATGATCTGTTTTTTGAATAGAAAAAATATTTGCTAGTTGATTTGCTGGGGAATCAACTAGTGATAATTCTACTAGATCATAGTCTTTAATTATTCTAACTGTTTTTTGTGATTCTGCATCAAGTACTGGTTCTGAGTCTTTTACATTTCCGCCAACTGAAAATCCAGTAAGCGTACCATCTAGGACCATTTCCCAAATATTATCTGCACCCTTTGAAATATAAGCATCAACGTACACACCACTATATTGCTTGTTTGTTTCCATATCAAAAAAGGTTTCTGTTCTAAAGTTTACAACTTTTCCTGCTGGAATTGGCTGGTGCATTAATCGCACATTTCCTCTAAAGCTTTCAAATGCTTTACGAGATGCTTCGGATGTAATCCTGTCTCCTTGACGATCAACATTGTCAAGTGTTGCAAACCCAGATACGATTCTCTTTTCTACGTCTACCTTTGAGATAGGCATGGTCAATGTGATTTGTTGACCATTGGTAGTAAGAGAAGCTTTTTGTAAATCTACCATAGCATTTCAATTATATAACACTTTTCTTATTATAGTGTTATTATTGCTGTTGTCTTCCGTCACCCTGAGTAGCTCTTGATCCAGTTCCAGTATCTGCAGCATTTGCATCTCTTTGTTGATCCCTCAACCTATTTCCAGAAGCCTGTGTTCTTTGTTCTGCTGCTTGTTGTGGCTTAAGAACAACTGGTGTGTCTCCATCAGGAAGTTGCGACATTCCAAGTCTAGCTCTTACTTCGTTAGGCATAATAACCTGCATTCTAAGGTATCTTTCATCAATTTTTGACTGAGTGTCTTCGTCTGTAAGGGTAAGCTCGTTAAACTTTAGCTTAAACATATCTGTTTTTTCTGCAACAAGCCTATTAATGGATTTTCCAAGAGCATCTTGTTCTGGACGACAAACCTGTTCTTTAAAGGTTTTATCTGCTTCACGAGCGTTAGCAAGAGAAATGTTTTCCATGCTTCCAATCTTTGAAATTGGAACCCTATGAGCCATTAAAATTTCGTGAATATTAGACTTTCTATAATTATTAAAGGAAGAGTCTTGAATTCCATTTTCAATTGCCTCCATTTTAACTTCGACTTTATTTCCATTTCCATCATCTGCAGGAAGGGGAACAACAACTGTTCTATGGTTTTGTCCACGAAGATTATTAGAAAAGAAGTCAAATAGCTTCTGCTCAGCGTCTCTTGAAAGCTTCGCTCCCTTAATCCAAAAAACATATCTTGGAACAGCTTTATTTTCAAAGTATTCAAGGTTAAACTTGGAAGCAAACTCATTACCAGCCATAGCATTTTTTGCTGCAACAATTGCAGGAATTCCATAATAAGTGTTTGTTGGAGTATAGGTTTTAAGGTGAATAATTTCATTTGGACGAGGATCGTCACCAATTGGATTAGACTGACTTACGTCTTGAAAATTTCTAAAAAATACTGCTTTTCCATTTACTATCTGAACAAATCCATCACGAAGACGGCGAACACGAATAGTAGAAGCTGGGATGTGACCAATATATCCAATTTCACCAGTTGTGGTTCTACCAATTTCAAGATATCCGTTACCAGTTGATTCCTTATCAATAAGGGCTTTCATTAAAGTTGCAGTAAAAGTATCTTCGTCATTTCTTGACTCTAGCCACTCAATTGTAGATTCTCTTGCTCTATCAATTTTTTTTCTTGCACGACTTAATCTTTCTGGATCATTAATGTCTTCAAGTGCTTGCATTACACTAAGTGATGGGTCTAGAGAATATCCAAGACCAACAACGTTTGAAACTTTTGCATTAATTGCAGCAAAGTTTGCTGCAGAAACTTCATATATTCTGGAAAGAGAATTCATGTTGTATGGAGCTTCAACGACATCAAAGATTCCGTATCCATACTTATCTGGAACTATTTGCTTTGAAGAAGATCCATCTCCAGTAAGGCTGTTGTTATCTGCCTTTTCAATCTTTCTTTTGGCAGCTCTTCTAAAATTATGGCTTAATCCAGATAGCTTCATTACCTCATCAGCAGGTTGGTTAAAATCATCTTTAGAGGTTGTAAAGTCATTTTCTGCTTTTTTTACAGAAAGCATACTGACATCAGAGCCGTTAATTTCTTGCATTTTGAATTACCTCTCTCCAGTTTTCTGTATCTCCATAAGGAGTCAAACCTTCAGCCATTCTTTCGTGATCTTCTCTTGACTGATCATCGGATACTCTTCCAACTCCAGGCATAAACTTTGCTTCACCTTCTGGTTTGCCCCAATAAGCAGCTGCGTCAGCTAGGGATTTCATTTTTGAAATATCATATTTTCTAGAAGGAACGTTTAGTGTATTACCACTATCATCCATAAATGGTTCGCCATTTGGCAATATCCAGACATAGATTCCATATTCTGCTTTGCTTTCTACAGCATTTACTTTATTTTTTGTATTTGACATACCACCATGATACCATTTTTATAATAATTAAGCAAAGTATCTAATAGTATCTAACTCTTGCTTCAATGTTTGCAGTATCTGAGTTATATGCAACATATTTTTTCTGTGTAATAATCTGACCAAATGATTGATTTGAAGAAACGGTAGATTTTAAATAATAAGTGCTTCTGTTTTGCCAACCTTCTTTTACAAAAACTACGGTTCCATCAGAAAGTGCAGTTTGCTTGGTAAGAACAAAATGTAGTTGGCTTGGGGCACCAGAATATACTACACTTGACACTTGATATATTCCATTTTGACTAGGGGTAGTTTGATTTTTTAAAAGAATATAGTCGTTTAAAACCATCTCTACCTGATCTAATTTCAATAAGTCTCTGTTGCCAAAATAGTTAAGTCTCCAGTTATTTCCTGAAACATATGTAATTGCGACATTTGTGGTTGAAGACAATCTTGGACAAAGAGATCTAGATAAGAAAGATGTTTGATTTCCAAGTTTTTGATAAATGTGCGTTCCGTCAGATGTCTCTGTGTCATTTAAAACAAAATTCATATAAGATGAACTTTGACCAACTGGAACTCTTTCTGCAATAGTTCCAAAGTAGGACTCATAAAAATAATTTATTCTTGAAGGAGCAAGGTCAGTGAGAATTACTGATATGTTATCTGCAACCCAAGACGCACCAGCATACCCCATAAACAAGTTGCTATTATATGCAATTCCAGCTGTAAATTTTATACAGAAATGATTCCAGTTGCTAAAGTTATAGGTTGCACTGCTACTATATCTTTCTCCATTTATATATAGCTGAACGCCAGTTGGCTCTGGAGTGCCTAATGTTATGGTGTGTGAAGGTGAGGTTTCGGCTGTTCTCAAAAGCTCTACCTGACTTGCTGTTCCAGAAACATGTCTTGCAGTAAACATTACTTCATAAATTTTAGGAGTTAGGTCAGTTACGGTTAATACATCACATGGTATTTTTATGTAAGGATTTACAGAAGATACTGTAGATCCGTTTGGCAAAACAAAGCTTGCATTACTCCAAGCACCACCAACGGGAACTCCAGTAAAAAAAGACCTATGCAAGTCTGTTGTTTGTTCTACTTCTGGGAGAAGTAAAAATGGATGATTCACGCTATTACTATATCCAGAAAAATATTTAATATTTGATCCAGGAGAACTATCATTTACTTCTACATAGTTTTTTGAAGACTCTACTCCAACTGGATATGTATAAATTCTAAAATGATCAATATGACCAGGTGTATTATTTGCATCAGTTGAATAAAGAGTTCCAGAAACTAAGTACTGAAGTTCTTGTGCTTTTACTGTACTCGTTATACCATATGGAATTCTTAATAAATTAATATCCTTGTTAGTCTCAATGGCTGTTACTACATTATCTACTATTTTATTTAACGTATAGGTAATTTCTGAACAGTTAGATCCAATATCAACCTTCGGAGCAAGTTTTATGTCTCCAACAGTTTTATCAAACGCCTCCATTCCAACTAATTCAAGTAGGCTTAGTGTTAGGTTAAATGTTCCTTTTGTAGCAATAGAAATTTTTCTAGTTTCTGGGTTAACATAAAGTTGATACAAGTTAGGTACTTTTTTAGTTGGATATGAAGCCCAGTTTGCTGTAACAGAAGTTGAGTCATATATATCAACTTGTTCTAAACCGCCATCAAATCTTCCAGTTTGCTCTTTTTCTATATTTGTTGGTGAAGTTTTTCCAAAAAATATTGGATATGTGCCAAATCTTATGTATGAGTTTTGAATTGGAAAAATATTACAATCTGTAATTGTTCCAGTAGAACCGTTTCCAAGAGAATCGTTAACCCTAATGGAAACATCTTTTCCATTTTTAGCAAGAGAAACAAAAAAGTCACTGGAAGAAGATCCTATTTCTTGCGTAAGCAAAGTGGTCTCTGATCCATTTTCTTCTTTATATTTTACGGTTACAGTTTTATTTACAATTAAGACGCTAATGTATTTTGTATTTAAAGATTTTGATCCTATATACATAAGTTGCTGTTCTTCTGTTGTAGAGTGACCAGAAAGCAATTTAAACTTAGCTTCAATTTTTTTTGTTTCACCTAAAGTTATTGATTCATGGTCTGCTACTTCTAAATAAGTGTATCCATTACTAGGAAAAACCACATATCCAGAAGAAGATATCATATTTTCTTCTTGTAGTTGTGAATCATCTGACGAAAGAACTAAAGATTGATTATTAAAATTAAGTGTAGATAGCCCATCATTGTTTGACAACAAGTTGTTTAATGATATTGAGTTTGACCAAGTATTATAGTCTAAATAGTTTATTTGTTTTATTGGTGCTGTAAGTTGAAGATTTGTTTCATAGCTTACACCACCAGCACTCTTTATTAAATATTTTGGTACATCATATCCCAAACCATAGACGTAGTGTCTTTTTGCTACTGAGGAGCCTAATGCCTGTGCATAAATAGCAACAGTGTCGTAAGATATATTATCAAAATACGGTGAGGAGCTATTCATTCTATCTGGAAAAAGGAAATCTATTGTTCTTGTTTGTGCTGCTCCAAATATTTCTTCAGTTATTGTTGTTTTTGATCCAGCAACACCATTAACAAACAATTGAATTGAACCAGCATCATAAACAACTAAAACATGAAGGGGAGTATTCCATTCTCTGACGTGGACAGAAGACTCAAAAACTTTAAATCCAGAATCCCCTATCTTGAAAACTAAATAGTCTAAATCTCTAACATAAAGACCAGACAAGGAGTTTCCAGAAACCCCAACAATTTTAGACTCACCTAATCTTGATGTTGGTCCAGAAGAAAGAGATTTTGTAGGAATTGAAAGATTCATCCAAAACTCTAAAGAATAAAAGTTTCCTCTAGTTGATGAAGAAAATTTTCCCAAAGATGGTATACTAAAAATTTTATTATTTGATGAATAATTTTCAGTATAAGATCCATTATTTTGAATACAAGCTATTCCACCATATGTAATTGGTACGGCTGATCTTGAAAAAGTAAAAGCTGTTCCATTGTACGCAGAATCACTTACAAATGGATCTGACTTTACAGTAGTTCCTGTGTTCATGTTTAGATCCCAGAACACCTCTGGGGAATCTTTTAATATAAGAGCAGAATATGACATAAGAACCTCTTATACATTATACAGGTTTAGCGGTACCAAAATCACTTATATCACAAGCACCTGCAACACAAGCAAGATCCTGAACACTTGTAGTTCCATCAAATGTTTCATAAATCTCTAGCCATTTCCAATCAAGATCTGATGGGGTTTCTGAAACAAGAACATTATATTCTTCTTTTGATATTTCTTGATATGGAGCTTGTTGATAGGTATGCTCTGAATAAGGCAAGAATGAAACTCCTGACATCTCATCAATATGATCGTAGACCCAAGCACCAACTGCCATCCATTCATTTTCCTTTACAGAAATAGTAATAGAAGGCTTATGCTCTGCCCAGTGACGCTGATAAGCTAACCAAATATCTAAATGTTCAATTGCGGTTAGATTCTCACGAAGCGTTGCACCTTCTGGTGCAGCAATTGGAAAAGTGAAAACCATTGTATCGTTTGGCTTCATTACATCTGGTTCATGCTTAATACCCATGTCAACAAGAAATGCTGTAATTGGATCTTTCATGTCTCCACGAATAGTACGAGCATATTGCTGTGAGTGCCAAGGATGCATACCAGACGAAGAATTAACTAACTGAGAAACGGTTCCTGAAGGCTTGACACAAGTAATTGCTGCTGCTTGATTAATTCCAATTTCCTTTGCCCATTTTTCATTTACCTTTACCGAATGCTCACGCAAAGCATCTAGCCACTCTGCTAATTTGTCCATACCTTCAGAACCGTTAAGAACTCTATGAGAAAGCTGACCAGTTAAAGAAACACCAAGTAATCTTTCTTCTTCAGAATTCTTTTGCCAAATTTTACGAAGGTACTTAAATCTAGTAAATGTTGATTGTACTGTTCCAAGAATAGTTGCAATTTCAACTTTTGCTTTTAGATCTTCCAAGGTATCTGTATCACGAACGACTACTTCTGTTAGGTTACAAAATTGATATGGACGCAAAATAATTTCTGAACATGGATTGGTTCCAAAATCTACTGTAGAGTCTCTACGACCATTTTTTGCTGCAACTCTTTGTGCTGCTTCACGACTAAAGATTCCACGCTCTCCAGACTTTGAGTCATATAGGGCTTTCCATTCATCCATAAACACTTCCATTGTTGGACGAGTGCTATATACCGCTGAGTTGTTTGCAAGAGCTCTTTGACCTGAGTACTCCCACCAAGAGCCAGACTTTGCTGCTGCCATATTTCTATCTTCAAGATCTGATAGTGAGATCATTGCTGAACGGCGGACACCACCAACAACTACAACTTCTGCAATCTTACACATGATGTCGTGTGCTTCTAGTGGAGTTAACTTTCTACCTGCTGCACTCTTAATAAGAGCAACAGAAAACTTAAATAATCTATCTAGTGGATCTGGACCAGAAGCACGACCACCAAATGTTTTTAGACGAGCACCTGCAGGACGAACCTGTGACATATCCCATGTTGGAACTTGACCTTGCCAAAGTAATGCAAGAAGTTCTTTTAAGGATCTAGCCCAACCAGCCTTAGAGTCTTCTACAACGATTACAGAACTGGTGGTCTCAAAGTGTTCTGAAACTTCTGGAAGCTGATTTACATATCTTGACTCAACAGAATAACCAACACCAGTTCCACACATAAGGATATACATTGCTTCATCAAAAGATCGTAGACTATCTACTGGCATGTAAGCACAATTGTAGATGCAGGTATTATCACGTTCTAAGGCAGGTCCTGCCGTCATAAAGGCTCTCATTGATGGCATAACATCAGTTTTTAAAATAGCCTCTGAGATTTGATTCTTTATCTTATCAGACATCTTATAATTACTGTGTCTATCTAGAGCATCAAAGATATAGTCTGAATAGCGAGCAACTGTTTCGTCCCAGTTTTCTCTTCTATTTTCTTGTTCCATCCACCTCGCATAACGTGTTTTATGAATTACTTGCTGATATGCGGTAGGCAATGAAACTGACATTTTTACTCCAAAATTTTATAAGATTATCCTCCTGAATGGGAGGTAGATACTATTGTACCTGACGTATCGTTAATGGTCAACTCAGGGTAGAATTGTTAGATGATAACAATACAAGAAGCTCATAAATATTTACAACTAGCAAATTTAGGAATGGCTAAGCAAATACTTTGCCCATTAGATAACGAACACTTACCAATGGTGTCTTGGATGAATGAAGAAGATGAAGTTTACTTTTTATGTATAGCTTGTAACACTAAACTTACTCCTGGAGACTTTTTAGAAAAGAAAATAAAACTTGTAATTCAAAACTTTACACAATCGTTATAATTGTGTTTTTCAATAAATACGGTGTTTTGATTTTGCATAGAGAAAAAGTTTTGATATAATTCTTACTGGGGGGTAGGGGGGAGAGGTTAGCAAATATCCTAAATATAAAAAATATAGGTTAAGCGGTAACATCTCCAGTAACTAATATAGGTCCCTGCAGAATAGTAGATATAACATTAGAGTTAGTCATTTCAATATCATAAACATACTTTTTACCTGCAACTAAATTAACAGACTGTGTAGCAGGAAGAGTAACTAATACTACTCCTTGGGAAGCATTTTCTATAGTAAAAGTAAACGATGCAACTACATCAGATTTTCCACGCTCTTTAATTTCTCCAGCAAAGTTATGACTAGTAACATTGTATCTGACTAATCCGTCTGCTAGAGTCATTCTAAAAGCAAATGTATCTCCACGATATACTTTGAACGATTTAAATCCTGGTAACATTAACCTGTCACCACTACTCGATAATCCCCTGATGTTGGTGCAGTATTGAAGTATACGGTTACTGTATCTACTGTGGCATACTCAACAGCAGTTTCAACCTGAGCATAAGGTGAAGCAGTTTCATAAACTTGAACGGTGACATCTCTTGTATTTAAGTTGTGTGTAATTGTGTATGAAGTAGCTGATCCACTTATAGCAGTAGCATACTTTCTGGCAATTGAATGCTCTACTGCTGCATCTGCAGTATCTTTAGGACTTGATACAGTCCAAAGATTTGATGTTTCATTCCACAAAATTGAAGCATTTGTGTACGATCCACGCTCAACTTCAAGACCTGCATTCAAAGAAGGAGTTCCAGTTACAGTTGAATTAAGTAAGAACAAGTTATCTTCAACATTAATTGTTGAAGTTGAAACTGAATTAATTGAACCAGTAACGTCAAGGTCTCCAGTTATTGTAAGGGTTCCGCCAATTGTTACATCATTTGGAAGACCAATCGTTACGGATCCAGAGTATGGACCTACTCCAGTAGCGTTTAATTCAATTTCGTTGGCTGTTCCAGTAATGCTTGTTACGCCAGAGTTGGTAAAAGTGATTGTGTCTGTAGTTGCATCTGTTGTTACGGCTATTCCACTACCAACAACTGTTAAAGTATCAGCATTGGTATCTGCAGCTATGCTTGTTTGACCAGAAACTGCAATTGTCTTAAATATATTTTGTGAAGAACCTTTATCCGTGTTTGTAAAGGCTAGAGTTCCAGCCCCAGTTGAGTTATCTGTATATGCTACAGAAATTCCATCGTGAGTAGCTGCAGTAATCATTGTAGAAGCGGTGTCTTCCACATACTCTTGAATTCCAGTTAGCGTTGAAGTTGTGTGATTATGTGAATCATCTGCTACTGCCGTTGTAATTTCTACGTTACCAAGATTTGTTACGGTATTAGTACCTGAAACATCACCAGAAAGGGTAATTGAAAAATCTGCTACGTCAAAGTCAAGTGTATTATCGTCATCTTGGTAAGTTACAGAAATTCCATTTTCAGTGTTTGATGTTACCATTGCACCAATAGTGTCTGCTACCGCTTCGCTAAAATCTGAAATTTTTCCAGATGTAATATCTGGAATGTCTGTTGCTACAAGTGATCTAAATGTTGGAATAGCTGCTGTTGAACCAGTTCCTGGACCAGCAAGAACAGTGTTAACTGCTGCCGTATTCCATTCAAAGGCTAGAGTTCCAGTTGCACTCGCAGGAGAACCTGATACTGTAAATAAGTCTGGGGCATCAAGGGAAATAGAAACGGTTGGGGCATCATCTGTATAAGCAAGTGTCTTCCAAGCAGTACCGTTGTATACCTTTAGGTGGTTAGCTGAGGAATCACCAGCTGTCCAGTAGATTACTCTACCTGTTGTTCCTGTTGGATTAGTTGAAAAATCTTCAAAGATAAATCTTCTTGCCTTGTTAAGTCCAAGGTCTAAATCGACTGTAAATAGTCTAGATGCCATGTTGTTCAATTCCCTATTTTAAATTTACAACTAGGTTAGGTATGCAGTACCGCTCATAGATGTATTCATAATAATTCTAACAGAACTTGTGTTCAAATATCGAATATCTGCCTCAATAATTCTGGGTGGAGTGTCATTATCTAATATTGTCACATTTGGGAAAAACCCAAGGTTGTGATTAATAGTCCAGTCATTTGATACCTCAGTTTGAGTATGAACATATCTAACATGATTTACTGGATTAGCGTTAATATCTGGATAATCTATGGTTACATGTCCAGTTTTACCATTTACTGACTGAACCATAGCAGTAGTTTCAACGTTTGAAACTTGTACGGCTAAGTCTGGTGCATTATCTGTAAGGGTAACTGAAGTAATAGAATCGGTGGTATCAATAGTTACCACATCTACATCTTGGACAGTATTAACGGATACAGAATTAATTTCTTCTACTGGAGAAACTGTTATGGTATCAAGTATTTCAACTTCTGTAATTGTAATAGTATCTGGAATAGCCATACTTTGATTATAGCATTAATCGTGACTCAACATTATCAAAATGTTCAGTAACTACACGATTCCAATCATATTTTTCATGTACTTTTGGAGCTAGTTCAAACTGTTTGGTTGCCAGGCTTTCATAATTAGATACAACATATTCAATCATTCCTACAAAGTCCCAATACAGTGGCTTATACATTTTTCCAGGATGCCATTTTTGCCATGGGCTTTTAACTAAGTCCGATCCAATGCCAAGACCAAGATTAAATTCTTTATAATCACACCATTCCTCTGTACTTATTACTGGCATACCAGTAGCCATTGCTTGAAGTGGAATTAGTCCAAATCCTTCTCCCCAAGATGGGTAAAGAAGAATGTGATGCTCATGCATTAATGTGATTAGATTAGAATACGTCATGTCTCTGGCTATTACAGTTATGTTGGGCTCTCCTGGATCAAAATCTGCACCCTCATATGTTTTAACTGTTAGGTGATAATCCATATTGCCCTTGTAAAGCTCTAGGAACGCCTTAGTGACATCTGGCAGGTTTTTTCGTAGTGCAGGGTAGCCAATGTGCAGAAACTTTACAGGACCCTCTAGTGACCTTTTCTTAGGAACAAACCTTTCGTCTACTCCATGTGGAAATACAAATATTTCTCTGTCAAAGTAGTTTTCAAAAACATCTTTTGTAAATTTGTTTGGAACCCATAACTCATCACATTTTGAGTTGATTATGTCTTTCCATCCTTCTTGCAATTCTGTAGATTCCCATGCAACGTATCCAACTTTTACGGAGTTGGTATCTTCTGAAAATTTGTAAAAATTTGGATGGGTAAAATTAAACTCTAAGTCAGCACCTCTATCGATATAGATCTTGTGCTTTGTTTCATTTATGGTCTTTAATAAACGCATAGTAACGTAACCATGCCCAGTCTGTGGAGCACCACAGCCATTGCTAAAGCTAATTCTCATTTTTCTACTTTTGTTCTAGTTTGTCTAAACGCTGTTCAATACGGGCAACTGCATCTTTAATAGATGTTCCGTGGTTTGGTCTCATTTCAAAGGATATGCAAGCAATTTCTTCTTCCATAAACCTTAATCTTTCTTGTAGTCCAGGACGACCTTCAAATCCTGGTCTTTCTTCTTCGCCAAAGTAATCGTCTAGGAAGTGTATAAATCTTTTTGTTAGCTTTGAGGCTTTGTAAACCCCAACACCAATAACTCCAATTGCTGTAACTGTAGCAGCTAACATCATTAGGAATTCATTGGCACTCATATTTAGTTATACACTCCCACAAGAACTACTTTGAAGTAGTCTTCTTTGCTGTGGATTTCTTGGCAGGTACCTTTTTGGTAGCCTTCTTCACTGCTGCAACAACTTCTGCTGCAACCTGATCAGGGGAAGATTTGCCACTGATTTTACCAAATGCAATATCATTCTTATTAAAGTAGCGAATAGCAACTGGTGCTACTGCTGCAATAAGTGCATTTAGATATAGATACGGATCTGTTACACCTGCAAGATACAGGGCTACAGCAGCTCCGAGGAAAGAACGAGCATATGATTGCAAAATTGCAATGTTAGCTGGCGTTAGTTTCATTTTTTCTCCAATTATTTTCGGCGTTATCGTGTGATAAACGGTAATTTATATTATACACTATTTCGGTTCGAAAAATCAAAATTTAAAAATTGAAAATTCGGCGGACGAGAACAACCCCATACCCATAATGCTAAAATATACTAATATAACATGCAAGCATAGTATAAAAGTAGACAAAGCATATCCCCGTATGATATACTTTTATATTCGGACAAAGGAACAATATGAGTGAAATTGAAGATGCATTAGAGGATCAAGAAATTAAGTCAATGAATGATAACTTAGGAACTATCCTATATATCATGTTAGGTCGTATTTACGATCAATTGACATTAATTGCTGATGCTCAAGGCAAAGGTGAAGATATGATGAAGCTTATGGAACTTCATCGTCAAGGACATTTAATGTCTCCAATTCCCACCCTCGCTTTACCAGATACTGAAAATTCTGAAGAAGAATAAAAAAAGAAGCCCTAGATTTCTCTAGGGCTCTTTCTTTGTGACATTACTTTCGTTTTCTACCTTCTTCGAAATTTGTAATTTCAATTGTTTTAGGCTTTTTGTGTTCGGGAATGTTTTTCACGACACAAACATATAGAATACCATCTGTAATATCAGCACATTCTACTTCCATGTGCTCAGCTAGGGAGAATGTTCTTGTGAACTTACGCCCTGCAATTCCTTTGTGGATGTATTCATCATTTGTCTCTGGAAGTTCTCCAGTTACTGTCAAACAGCAATCCTCTTCAGTAAGAGTTAGATTTGACTTGTTATATCCAGCTACTGCCAATTCAATGACAAATTTATCATCACCGATTTTTCTAACGTTGTATGGAGGAAAGCTAGTTGCATTTGTTTTTGCTAGAGTTTCTAGCTTTGGAAAAAAGCTTTCCCATCCGATCATATATGGGTCAGTAGCCCACGTTGTTGTATATTTCATGTTTTGCTCCTTTTAAGCGAGTTAAATTCACATCCCATAAGGCAATGTGTATAGATATTATACCAAATGAATAGTTGAATATTCAACTGTTATTATACTGTTATCTAAATGTTACCAAATTGTTATATATATACCCATAAATGTGAATATAATTTTAAATTTGATCAAAATCCTTATTGCAAAGCTTTTGCAGGTCTAATTTCACAAAAATGTGAATGTGATTTTAATATGTATGATGCATAAATTACAGAAAGCTTTTGATTTTATGTAGTGAGCCCATAGCATAATGCGGTTATTTGAAACAAGCATAATGCGGTTCTAGAAATAAAAAAGAAAGAGATGCCCTACCCTAAAGAGGATAGGACACCTGCAAGAAATAATCCAATGATGATGAATAAAACTATTTCCATTTACCCCTCAATCATTTCGATAACTACTGCACCAGTAGCACACACTGCACCAATAAAGGCAGTGGCAATCATAACATTGCCAGTCATACCATTTAAACCAATGACTAGTAGTTGTAGTTCAAGTAGTAGTGCAGGTAATGAAAATACCGCAATGCCTAGCAATACATCACGCAAGTGAAATAGAAACATAGTCTTAGTCCTCACACATAATGCAGATAGCGGATTCAATTTCAAACGGTGCTAACTTGTCACCGCACACTAGGCAAGATGCCTTGGTGATTTGCTCTAATGCTAATTCATTCATTTGATTTAGCCTTTCTTGTTGTTATCTAATACTATGATTCAATCACACACCACTGACAATTTCAAGCCAGAAACACCTAATTTAGGTAAACATTTGGTAAACTTTTTATCCACACCTGTGGACAATCCTGTGGATAACCTCCCGCCCCAAATTTTTGGGTTTGTCAAGTTAAGATCGTGTGATTAAGGTCACAGAAAATGCTCACCAAAAATGACCAAAATTGTCAGACCCCTATGCTAGGCTGTAAGCATAGATAAAGAAAGGGGTTCAAAATGAACTTACTAAATGAAACAGAATTCATCTGTTGCTTTTGTGAAAGCGAAATGGATTCAGAGCAGGTGTTCTGCTGTGATACCTATAAAGGTAAAATGACCGTTCAAGAGTTTAACGAATTCTACGGATAAAAACTGTCAGACCTCTCTGATAGTATCAACTTAACAAACAAAAGAAAGGTAGTCACCAAATGACTTACACTGTAACAAATAAGAGAGATAACATCTCCAATGAATACATCTCTATTCATTCCGCCTTGCAAATGGTTGCAAGTTGCTATGACGGTGCAGGAATTACCTGCGAGGTTGTCAATAACGAAACAGGCGAACAGGTAGAACTGTATCGCAATCCCCTAACAGGTTGGAGAGTGGCTTAAATGGCTTACACTAAAATAAAGAATGCACGACTCTTACTAGATGCCGTCAATGGCTTAGAGTTGATGCTAAAGCACGACCCAGAAAATCAGAGAATGATTAACTACTACAATACCCAAATCCAAATCTTGACTAGGCGTGTCTACAAATAAAATTGTCAGACCCCTATGATAAAGTGAAACTAACAAACAAACGAAAGGTTGCCACAATGACAACACTAAACACTAAAGATTACATCAAAGCCCACGATGCATTGGGTTGGATTCAATACCCAAACTCCTATGACAATCGCCTAGCGTATCTATCACTAGCAACGATTTTAGAAATCTGCATCAACAAGAAAATGGGTATCAACCAAATTCAAGAAATGCTAGATGAAATGACCAAAGGCGAACAAGCCGTACTAGAAAGTTTGATGAAATAATGATGACAAGAAAAGACTATGTAGCCGTTGCAGAAATTCTAAACGCTTACCACCTAGACATTGAAACACAAACGTTTGAGGATTTGCTTTCAGACTTTCAAACATTTTTCAAAAGAGATAATTCAAACTTCGACCTAACACGATTCAGAGATGCGGTAATCAAATAATGAAATTCGTACACAATAAAATTGACGGAACTTTCGTAATTGGAATTAGTTTCTCAAATTACTACAGTAAAAAACTAGGTAGAAAAAATACCTCGTTAATTTTTGATCTTGGTTCTCATTCGTTTGCATTTGTGTTGAGAGGTGAATACTAAATGAATAGTTTTTATTCTTGGGTTTTAATTTTATCCCTTGCAGGTTTAGTTTATTTGCTTGTAGATAAATTTACAGACTAAAAAAAACAAAAGCTTCTGGGCGTGTCGTTTGACATTCCCAGAAATTTTTGCCCGCCCCGTTTTCCACAGGTTATCCACAGCTGTTAAGAACTTGTGTATAAGTCACTGAAATCTGTGGATTATTGTTTACCTATTGTTCATCTTAGACACGCCTCTAGATACCAAAAATGTCAGACCCCTATGCTAAAGTGAAACTATAAATAAATAGTTAAGTATGAGCCTAGCAAATAATCCTACCTACGGTGAGCCTAGCAAATAAGACTTAACACTAACGAAAGGAATACAAAATGTATTCACTAGAAGTAGCAAGTCTTCTGATTGGTCAGAAGTACCGTTCAAGCCGTGGATTCTGCGGTGAAATAGTCATGGCTGAAAAGCGTGAAGACATGATGAGCGATAACGCTTATCTAATCTATGTCCGTCAAGACGGATTCCCTTACTACTGGTATTCAACTGTTGAGGTGGTTGCATAATGAGAGTCTATGAAATTGCTAAAGAATTAAACATTCCGTCAAAAGATGTCAGAATGTATTTAGAATACATTGGGCAACCCGTCAAGAGTGCATCGTCAAGCGTTGAAGATGTATTTGGTGAAATTGTTATCAAAAGGATAAACAAGACCTACGAGGAATTTGTGCCTTGTTGGTCATTCCCACCATTCTAAGCGGTTATCCACAGGTTATCCCAAGCCTGTGGACGACACGCCGCCCCTTTTTCCTAGCTTTGTCAAGTTACGACACTATTAAAAACAACACCAAAAAATTCACTAAAATTGTCAGACCCCTATGCTATGCTGAAGGCATACCTACTACGAAAGGAACATTCATGTTCACTTTGCATAACCCAATGAAAGTTATGAACGAACGCTATGTCGTTACATCACACCCCTGCCCTACTTGCAGTGAAGAAAAAACAGTATCTATTTCTTCTGACCAATTATTTGCATACCGCCAAGGTGGATTAGCCCAAACAGTATTGTCTGACTATGATGCAGATGTTCGTGAGCGTTTCATTACAGGTATCTGTGGTGTTTGTTGGGATTCAATGTTTGGAGATGATGTGTAATGACTAAGTTAAAGCGTTCAAAAGATCGTAAGGTTGCTAACCTTGTTACGCCTAATGGCAAACAAGCCTCTATTGCTAACACGTTTGGATTACCTGCAGGTAAAGCATTCTCTTGCCCTGGTGCTACATCGGTATGCGAGAAGATATGCTATGCAGGTAAACTTGAAAAAGTATTCAAGGGTACTCGTGAGAACTTATTGCACAATTGGAATTTGCTTAAGGATGCATCGCAAGATGAGATGTATCTATTAGTTTCAGAAATGATTGCAGAATTCAATGCTGATTGCGAAAGACGTGATGCAGAAAAGTTGTTCCGTATCCATTGGGACGGTGACTTCTTTAATGAAGATTACACACTAGCATGGAAACGTGTAATTGCTGACTACCCCGAAATTAAATTCTGGGCTTATACTCGTGTGTCAGAGTCTGCATTAATTCTAAAAGACATTGAAAACCTATCTCTATACTTCTCAACCGATTCAGAGAATGTAGAAACTGGTAAGACGTTAGCAAAAGATGAAGGCATAAAGTTAGCGTACCTATCTCAGACATTTGCAATTGGTAAAGCAGAACTAAAAGAAATTATTGGTAAGTCTGGTGTGCCATGCCCTGAGAATAATAAAAAGATACCGCTAATTTCTACTAACGGCAGTGCTTGTGTATCGTGTGGGCAATGCGTATTTGCCAGGAATAACATTGTATTCAGTGCAAGTAAGTCATAAAGCTTGACAAAGCCACCGAAAGGTGGTCGGGCACTTTTTCCTGTGTTTGTCAAGTTAAGAAAATTAAGAGAAAGTCACTGAAAACACTGAAATTGTCAGACCCTTGTGGTAGGTTATACCTATGATGAAATTTACTACAACCCCAGAACAACTTCGAGCAAGGCTTGAGTTGCGTAGGAGTAATGCAGCAGTAAAGCATCGTAACAAAAAGAAATACACACGAAAGACAAAACACAAAAACCTACAGGGAGAATAAAATGGGACTTAACTTTGCAACAGAGTTATCCACTATGGATACTATGCCAATTGAAGCACAGATCAACACACACTTACAATACAATTTCTATCCACCTGTACCATCCTCAATGGTACAGCCTTGCGTTGAAGCAATTGATGCTTATCTAGAAGAAGACTTTGATCGCCAAATTGAAATGCCACAAGGAGTATCTTATCGTGGCAGTGACTATGCACCTGCACACGCTATTGTTGAGCAACATCGCTTGGGACCTTGGTGTGAGCCAATTGATTGGGATGAGGAATAAAATGTCAGACCCTTGTGCTAAGATAAATCTAACCTACTAAGGAGAACGAATGAGTGAACTACTAATAAACCTATTTGAGGGTGTAATAGATGAAAAGGCGATTGAGAAATTGTCTACCGAAGAATTAGAAGCAATTAACAAAATGCTAACGGAAGCAGGTTACTAAAATGGGTGCAAGAATTAATTTTGTATTTGATGATGGTACAGATAGTCTAGTTAATCTTTATTCCCATTGGGGTGAGTCTGATTGGGAAAATGATTTAATAGGTGCATTAGTACACGCACAGAAACGCAAGGGTGACTATTCATACTTTACCCGTATGGTTATCTCACACTTAATTAAAGACTATGTATTAGATGAAACTGGTTTTGGTATCTATGCAATTAGCCGTTCAGAAATTGGTAACAATTTTGATAAGACAGTTGTATTAGATTTAGTAAATAACACATTGACAGATTTAGATAATGATAGTACAGTTGAATTGTATGGAAAGG